ACCTTCGCTATCGATCAGTATAAATACTCGGCTAATTCCATTTCGGCTAAGTTCAAGCGTGACTCGTTCTGGTCAGCAGAGGTCCAAGCGGCCTTCGCCCCCGAACAACATCGTGCCCTCATGAAAGGCTTTGAGACTCGGGTATTTAACCGAGCCAATGCTTCACAAACTGCATCTAGCCAGAATTTGATTAACACAGCGCAACATCGCTGGGTTGGTTCTGGTACGGGTCAGACGATGACTGTCAAGGATTTCTTCCTCGCTGAATACGCTCTCCGCAAGGCGAACGTTCCAATGAGGAACCTTGTTGCTATCGTAGACCCATCAGTTGCCTACGCTTTCGAGAATTCGACGAACGCAATCAATTTGCTGACGCCGCTCCCGAAGTGGGGCAACATGACGAACGAGGGGCTCGTTTCGGGCTTCCAGTTCCGCTTCAATATCGCAGGCTTCGATGTCTACGTATCAAACTACCTTGCAGGTGGTATTGCAGAGACTATCAACGCTCGGTCGACTACGACTGGTGTTGCTAACCTCTTCTTCTCCGCTGACCCAGGTCCCGCGATACCATTCATCGCTGCTTTCCGCCAAATGCCTACCGTCTTCTCTGATTTCAATAAAGATCTTCAGCAAGAGGAATTCCTGACTATATGTGAATATGGTGTACAGGTCTTCCGCCCTGAGAATCTTTGTGTTGTTCTCACAGACGTCGGTACACTGACGTAAGGAGGTCATTATGGGTTATTTAGATAATGCCGGCCTGTACGTCAAGATTGGACCGGAAACTGCAACACCTAAAACAGCTGGTGAATATAAGACCTACGGCGAACTTCGAGAGATCGAAGTCGTTCTAAATCTTGCTTCGTATGCTTTCGGTGCGACGAACTATATCGTGGATGACACGACATTTTTCCCCACCGGTGTACGTATTCAAGAGGTTGAAACTTACACAGATACAGCTACTACAGGTGCTACTGCGACATTCGACCTCGGTTTGATGCGCACAGACAGAACTACAGTCACAAGTGCAACCGCATTTTTGACTGCAGTAGCAAGCGGCGTAGCAGCAGGTAATAAGGTTGTCACCACTACTGGTGGCTTAATCGGTACTAATACTGCTAGCGTCAATCATATAACAGTTCGTGTTAACACTGCCAACTTTACAGCTGGTGTTGTTCGCATCCGAATTCGTTACTACAGGCCATAAGGCAAATAGATTACAGGGGTGTAACAACCCCTGTTTTCTTAAATAAGGATTATAATGGCAAACGTCTCACACGCCACATTGACTGGCTCACAACTTCACGAACCTAAAGGTGCAGAAGTTGCACCGCTAGGTACAGTCTACGTATCGAATGGTACCGGGAGCGGTACCTGGTCTAACGTAGGTACATCGTCTTTCACCGGCATGATCGCCGACTTTACTTGGCCAGTCGTTCAAGACGGTTGGTTAGAGCTTGACGGGAGTGATATTAACACTACCACTTATTCAGCTCTTTACAATGTTATGACAATCCAAATGTCGGGTACCCGTGTAAGCGGCAGCCCGATTATAACTTCTCTCAGCTCGACCGCAAACATGCGTGTCGGGTATTATGCGTTTGGGACAGGTATCGCGTCTGGTGTTACCATTTTGAGCATTGACTCTGGCACCCAGATTACTCTGTCCGCCAACGCCAGTTCGACAGGAACGGCGACAGTCGTAACATCTCCTTGGCTTCTGAATACAGGGACAGTCCGACTTCCTAACGTGTCTGCTGCAGGCAGATATCGTCGATCTCGAACGTCTACAACCGCTGTAGGTCAGCTACAAGCAGATCAAAATCAAGCACATACGCATACAGGTTCAGGTACTACCAGTAATGCAAATGCAGACCATTCACATGTTTTCAGCGGCAATACTAGCGGTATGCTTTCAGGTACTGTTATTGGTCCCTTTACTTACAATCATCCTGCTATTGCCATTTTCAATGGTGGCATAAACAGTGGTAGTGATCGAGGTCTTTCTGATACTGTATTAAACGCAGGAGGTACTCCTCTAAATATTGACCATCTTCATTCTGTCAATGGCAATACTGGAGGCATGAGCAATACTCATCAACATACATATTCTTTTACATCTTCTTCTAATGGTGGAACAGAAACTAGACCTGCAAGTATAGTCGTAATGACTTGTGTTAAAACTTAATGACTAAAATATCTCTACAAAATATAGACAATCTACAGAACGAATCTACAGTAGTTTCTGCTATAAACAATAATAATGCGTTTACTAGAGCTGCCATGGATAATACTTTGTCTAGAGATGGTACTGCTCCTAATCAGATGAATACTCCTTTGGATATGAATTCAAAGAAGATTATAAATCTTATAGACGCTACAACAGACCAAGAGCCAGTCACCTTCGGTCAATTCAATAATACTATAGGTGCATTAAATGCAGGCGGAGTGGTTACCGGCTCTTATGTTACATTATCTCCTAATTCGACTTTAACTCAAGAACGTATATTATCTGCTGGAAATAATATATCTGTAATAGATAGTGGGCCAGGAACTCCCTCTGTCCCCGGTACCGTCACTGTCGGAGTTAGTGATGATGATTTGAATGCCGTTGCAGCGTTGTCTACGACGGGACTAATAGCAAGAACAGGCGCAGGTACTGCGGCGACTAGAACAGTCACAGGGACTGCTAATGAAATTGCAGTCACTAATGGCGATGGTGTTAGTGGTAATCCTGCCGCTAGTTTACCGTCTGCTCTTACATTTACTGGTAAGACAGTGACTAACGGTACTTATGTAACTCCTACTATTTCGTCTATAATTAATACAGGAACATTAACTCTCCCTACATCGACAGACACATTAGTCGGCAAAGCTACTACAGACACTCTAACAAATAAGACTTACGATACAGCAGGAGCTGGTAATAGTTTTTTAATCAATGGACTAGCAGCTACTGCCAATACTGGAACTGGTTCGGTTGTTAGAGCTACATCTCCTACTTTAGTTACTCCAGCGTTGGGAACGCCTGCGTCTGGAACTTTGACTAATACTACAGGTCTTCCCATTTCGACTGGAGTGAGCGGGCTAGGAGCGGGCGTAGCTACTTTCTTAGCTACTCCGAGTAGTGCAAATCTTGCTACAGCCATGACTGATGAGACTGGTTCTGGAGCGAATGTTTTTGCAACTTCTCCTACACTTGTAACTCCAATCTTAGGCACTCCTACTTCAGGCACTTTGACTAATTGCACAGGTTTACCTTTATCAGGACATACTAACCAAGCTGCATATACAATTGTAGCAAACAATACAGGAAGTTCCGCGGCCCCGACTGCAATGGATGTTCCCACAATAACATCCAAAGCTTCTCCCGTCGCAGCCGATATTATCTTAATACAAGACAGCGCAGCCAGTAATGCATTTAAAAGAACAACCGTCGGCGCGGTCGGAGCTGCAGGTGCAGTCTCATCTTTCAATACGTTGACTGGTGCTGTTACTTCAAATGTTGTTGTTCAGAAGTTTACAGCTTCTGGTACATATACTCCAACATCCGGAATGCTTCATTGTATTATTGAATGTGTTGGAGGAGGTGGAGGTAGCGGGGGCATAGCTAATATGGGTGCAGGCACCGGAGGTTCACCTGGAGGAGGTGGTGCCGGAGGATATTCAAGAACATATTCTACTGCCGCAGCAATAGGCGCTTCTAAGACTGTTACAATCGGAGCGGCAGGTGCTGCTGGAGCAGGTGCAGGTCCTACTGCAGGTGGAGCTGGTGGAGATACATCTGTTGGAACACTGTGTATAGCTAAAGGCGGAAGTGGTGGCGCTGCTGGAGCTAGTGGTGGGGGAGGAGTAGGTGGCGTTGCTGGAACCGGAGACGTGACCGGTACCGGAGCCCCTGGTGGTACTGGCATGAACCAGGCCATTATAACTGTTACTACGAGGGGGCCAAATGGTGGATCAACTCTATGGGGCGGTGGTGGTAGGGAGTCTGTCGCGGCGGGGGTGGCCGTTCCGGGAGATAACGGGACTGGATTTGGGTCTGGTGCAGGGGCTGGGGCAACACAGAATGCAGGGGGCGCTGCTAATGGTAATTCAGGTGCTGCTGGTTTGGTAATTATTACAGAGTTTATTAATCTATGACGAATTATTCAGTTATTGATACGAATGGTTTAATTGTAAATCGAGTCGCTTTAGATGATCCTTCAAAGTGGACCCCACCCGATGGCTATTCAATTCAACTAGAACCTAGTACCGGGTATAAAATAGGGGGTACGTTTGTAAATAATGTATATACCCCACCTGTTGAAGTTATAAATAATCCGATAATTGACCCAATAGACACTTGGGATTTGGTTTCTCTTAAAATAGCTTTCAATCATGAAAATCGTATTAGAGTTTTAGAAGCTAAACCGGCAATTACTCTAGCTCAGTTTAAGACAGCAATAAGGACTCTATTATGAAATATACTCTCTTAGAGTTAACACAAGCTGTCTTATCTTCGATGGATAGTGATGAAGTAAATAGTATTAATGATACCGTTGAGTCTCAACAAGTGGTTGAAGTAATCAAGACAGTCTATGATGACATCATAAGCAGGTCTGACTTGTCCAGCAATAAGGCATTGTTTAATCTGAGTGCTTCTGACGATGTGACTAAGCCTGTTCTAATGACTAAGCCTGATCAGATCGATCGTATCGAATGGTTGAAGTATAATGTCATGCGCAATGGAGAGACAGACCCAGTCTGGGATGAACTCCGACATTTGTCTGTATCCGACTTCATGGATTATGGACATAATTATCGACCGTCAGAGACTAACGTAGATACGTTCGATTATACGAGCGATGGAAGTATCTTTACATTCACGTACAGGAATGATCAAGGTCCTAAGTTCTATACTAGCATCGACGACAATGTCATCATATTCGATAGCTATGACAATACTGTCGACACTACCTTGCAGTCGACAAAGACGTTAGCTTACGGTTCGAAGAAAACTACATTCGTTAAAGACGATAATTTTACTCCCAACCTTCAACCTGGACAGTTCGCTTTACTTCTAAATGAAGCAAAGTCTCTCGCATGGGCGGAATTAAAGCAATCACAACATCAGAAAGCAGAGATGACTGCACGTCGTGGATGGCGACATCTCCAACGAACACGTCAGAATATTCCTATTCCACACCGAATAATCGATACTTTCGATAGCCTTCCTAACTTCGGCAGACAGCGATAATGCCACAGCAATCCACAGTAGCGGTAGAAAACTCATTCATAAACGGTTTAGTCACTGAAGCGACAGGACTTAATTTTCCTGACAAAGCTTGTACCGAAACGTTTGACTGTGTTTTTGACATTGATGGAAGTGTTTTCAGACGGACGGGGTTTGATCTAGAACAGAACTTTATGACTAAGACGATCAGTCGTACCGGCAATGCCATCAAGACTTATCTATGGCAGAATGTTGCCGGTAATGGCAACGTCACCGTCGCAGTCGTTCAAGTCGGAAATAAACTGTATTTCTATGAAACAGTCGGGACTGGAATCTTTTCGACAGGTGCGCAGACTACTACAGTCACCTTAACAGCTGTCTCCGGAGCACCGACAGTAAATACCGTCGAAGCTCAATTCTGTGATGGGAATGGGTTTTTGATCGTCACGCATCCGTATTGTGAGCCTATGCGAATCTCTTACGATATAGATGTGCATACAGCGACTGCTACTAATATAATTCTTAAGATTAGAGATTTCGAAGGGGCTATTACAGACCCTTATGCAGTCGATACTCGTCCTACATCTACGCTGGCTGCTCTCAATAAACCTCATTATTATAATCTCGTGAACCAGGGCTGGAATGTTACCAATCTTACAGCATGGGATACTGCTCAGACGACTATGCCTAGCAAGGCTGACGTCATGTGGAGGTTCACGAATTCTACGAATGACTTCGATGCAAGTAACGCCAGTATAGCTAGAATCAATACTGGAAATACTCCTGCTCCTAACGGTCATTTCATTCTCACTCTCTCAAATCAAGATAGAGTCACAGCGTCTGGGATTGGCATAGCTGGAGATATTCCGACTACTACTACTTCATTCCAAAGACCTTCTAACTGTGCTTTCTTTTCAGGAAGAGTTTTTTACTCCGGCATTAACTATGTAGGCTTTAATAGTAACATCTATTATACTCAGATCATAGAGAATACTGATCAATACGCAAATACTTATCAGGTGAATGATCCTACTGCTGAAGATCTTTTTGACATACTTCCCAGTGATGGAGGAGTAATTCCTATCCCTGAGGCAGGAACTATCTATAAGATGTTTACTATCCCAGGCGGTTTGTGTGTCTTCGCAGCCAATGGTGTATGGTTCATTACAGGAAGTACAGGATTAGGCTTTACTGCTACAGACTATGTAGTTCTTAAAATCGCTGACATTGGAACAATCTCTGACGCTTCTTTCGTCAATGTTGTCGGATATCCTGCTTGGTGGAATTCAGAAGGTATCTATATTATACAAGCAGGTCAAGGAATGCCTAGTGTCAAGTCTCTGACTTACGATACATTTAAAACCTTCTATAATGGGATTCCCGTTCCTTCTAAACGTTATGCGAGAGGATATTATGACAAAACTGACGGACATATACGTTGGATTTATCGCAGCACTGCTACTTCTGATCTTGATGCTACATATGAGTATGATCACGTCTTAAACTATAACCTCCGTACAAACGCCTTTTACCCATGGACTATATCTAATAGTAACGTAAAGGTAAATTCTATAATATCTTCAGAACTTGTTACTACTCCAATCAACCTTGTGAACGTTGTAGACGGTGCAAACAACGTTGTAGATCTTTCAAGCAATCAAGTTATAACCTTCCAATCTTCAGGCAGCGACGACCAACAGTTTGATAAGTATCTTGTCAGCTATGCTGACTCTGGCAGCCATAAGTTTACCTTTGCTAATAGGACAGACAATACTTACAGAGATTGGTTTAGCTATGACTTAGTTGGGGTTCCTTATAACAGCTATTTGATTACTGGGTATAAAATCCGTGGACAGGGTATACGTAAATTCCAGAATAATTGGATACAGATCTATTCAAGACTAGACGATCCCGTCACTTACAGATTTCAAGGTATCTGGGACTTTGCAAATACTGGTAGTGGTACAGGCAGATGGTCTACCAACCAGTTTATTACACACACCGATACTAATTACTCCAATGCCTTTAGACGTCTGAAGGTTAGAGGACATGGAGAATCTCTTCAATTTCGCGTTTCTTCCGTAGACGATAATCCATTCGATATTATCGGCTGGTCGAGTCTACAGACAATTAACGCAGCCCCTTAAGGATAACATATGACAGAAACACTCTCTCAATTAAATGCTAAACGCTGGGCAGACTGTCGCGTATCTCCAGACAAAGTTCCTGTCTTTGCTGCTGTCGCTAGACGCTTGACAGCTCCAGACGCAAAAGCACGCTACCAAGCAGTAGAAAAAGCTACTGGTGTTCCTTGGTGGTTCATTGCAGTCGCCCATGAACGAGAATCAGGACAGAAATGGGGAACTCAACTCGCACAAGGAGATCCGTTGAATAGAAAATCTATTCATAGACCGGCAGGTCGAGGTCCTTTCAATACATGGGAAGAGGGTGCAGTCGATGCTTTAGTCAGCTGTCCTCCCTATGCCGCTCGTAATAAAGATTGGTCTGTCGGTGGTGCTCTGGCAATGCTGGAGAAATACAACGGTTTAGGCTATTATGCTAAAGGCGTTCCTTCTCCATACATATGGGCAGGGACTAACCAATACTCTCGTGGCAAGTATGTTGCAGACGGTGTATATGATCCTAACCATGTTGATACTCAACTCGGTTGTGCCGGTCTACTCAAAGCTATGAATGTCTTTGGAAGCACAGGAACTTCAGCTGGAGCCGCGACTGGCGTAGTCATTGGTGGTGGTGCTGCAATGGCTGCAACGCCTCAAGAGTACTGGCCATGGGTTATCGGCGTAACAATAATCATTGCGGTCGTGACTTTCATCGCCTTCGAAATACATAGATATACAAAGGAAAATAAATGAAAGATTTCTGGACTAAGACAAAAGCCTTCTTCCATTATTCTGCAACCATCCTACTCGCTCGTATAACAACCGTCATCGGTATAGTCATTGCTGCTACCGGCGCAATGAACTGGGCACCGTTGCTTAGTCTTAATGTAGATACTGGGTTTAACAAGAACCAAGTAATTTGGTTAGGATTGATTACGATCATCCAAGGTGTTGGTGTTGAGCTTGCTCGACGCAGAACTCTAATCCCCGAGAGTTCCTGATGTGGTCTCTACTTCTCGGTTTAATACCGGGAGCATTCAATACTATCAACGGTATTACGAATGCTATCGCTAATGAACGTCTGAAGCTGATTGAAGCTAAGACCGATCAACAGCGGATAGCTTCGCAGGAACGGATTGACTCTCTTCAAGCTAAGAGAGACGTAATGATTGCTGAGAGTGGTTCTTCAAAGATCAACGCTATTAT